TGGCTGGGACGAGTTGGCCCAACGTGCCGCCATGAATGCTTTGGTGGACGGCCCGCTGCTGCAAGCCACGGTAGAGGGCACTGAGCGCGCCGCCTGGAGCGCCCCGGCCATTGCCGCAGCAGACGCAGCCCTGCTGCGCATGAACGAGGCGCTGGCCCGCGCCAGTGCGCATGCCGACACTTATATGTTTCCGCGTTACCGCACGGTGATGCCGCTGGCTGCAGAGCTGGTGGCGGGGTCCAGCCTGCCGGGTGCGGTGGCGGCCATTGCGCTCAAGCGCCTGTATGGCCACCTGGTGCCTGAGGATGTGCGCAACGGCACCAAATGGGCTGACGACTACCTGCGCGACCTCAGCAAAGGTGTGGTCAGCCTGGGCGGACTTGACGCCACGGTGGCGCAGCCCGGCGGGCGCATGGTCAGCCGCGTGGTACCCAAGGCGTTTGACTGGGGCAGCTACTGATGCTGCACAACCTGCTGGCGCTGGAGCCCGAGCTGTTGGCACGCCTGAAAACCGTGCTGGCCGGCCAGACCCCGGCGGTGCATGTGCTTAGCGCTGACGACCTGGCGGGTGTCAAAGAAGAGCAGCAGCTGGTGCCTGCGGTGCACTTGTTGTACCAGGGCTACCGGGTAACGGAGGCCAGCCGGGCCGACGGCCGCGCGGCGCGCATTGAGCAAACCTGGTTGGCCGTGGTGGCCACCCGCAATGTGGCCAACCTGAAGTCTGCAGACGCTGCACGCGCACAGGCCGGCCTGCTGGCAGGCCAGGTGGCCAAAGGTTTGATGGGTTTTAAGGCCGCCGGCGCGGCTGGCCCTTTGAAGCTGGCCACAGCACCCGGCGCTGGCTTTAACAAGGGCTATGGCTATTTGCCACTGGCTTTTACGGTGGAGCTGGCGTTAACGCTGGCCGTGTGATGATTTTTAACCTGAAGGACTCAAGATGACTGATACCGTTTACTACCCCTACCTTGGCGTTGGCAAGGTGTATGCCCGCATAGCCGGTGCCGCCGCTGGCTTGATGGACATTGGCGACGCCAGCAAGCTTGACCTGGCCGTCAAAGAAGACAAGAAGAAGCAAATGGATTCGGGCAAACTTGGCGGCGGTGTGCGCGCCACGGTGAGCCGCATCACCGAGGTGACGCTGAGCATGACGCTTAACGACCTTAACAAAACCAATGTGGCGCGCGCCCTGTTTGGTGCCGAGGCTGCCGTGACAGGCGCTAGCGTGCTTGATGAAGTGGTGACCGCCTATAAAGGTGCCCTTGTGCCGCTGGTGCACCTGAACCCGACTGCCGTGACGGTGACCAGTGCTGACGCGGTGACCACTTACAGCGGTGTGACGGACTACGAGGTGCGCCCTGGTGGCATTTACATCTTGCCCACCGGCGCGATTGCCGATGCTGCCAGCCTGAAGGTGGACTACACCTATGCGGCTTACGACAAGGTGGAGGCCATGACCACTGGGGCCATCATTCTTGAGCTGCACTTTGAAGGGCTCAATGAGGCCAACAGCGGCAAGCCGGTGGTGGTGGACATTTACCGCGCCCAGCTCAGCCCTACCAAGGCGCTGAGCCTGCTGGGGGACAAGTTTGCTGACTTGGCGGTGGATGCCGAGGTGCTGATTGACACCAGCAAGGTGGGCGTGGGCATTAGCCAGTATTTCCGCGTGAAGATGGCTTAAGGCCCCTGGGTAGAGCATGGCCATTAACCCCGTCGAAATCATCATCAGGGCCAAGGACGAGGCCTCGGGCATTTTCAGCTCGATGGGGTCGAAGGTGGCCGCCGTGGGGGCCAGCATTGCCGCCTACTTTGGCGTCAATGCGTTTATTGGTGCCGTTAAAGGTGCGGCTGATCTGGAGGCCAAGCTGTCAGAGGTGGCTGCTGTCAGTGGTGCAACGGCTGCCGAGATGGTGCAATTGCGCCAGGCCGCAGAGGCCGCAGGGGCCAGCACCAAATTTACAGCTACTGAGGCGGCGGATGCACTGGGCAACCTGAGCCGCGCGGGCCTGAGCGCCAAGGATGCCATCACGGCGCTGCCTGCGGTGCTGCAACTGGCGCAGGCGGGCGGGGTAGAGTTGGGCGCGGCATCAGAGTACGTTACCAAAACCATCATGGGCCTGGGCTTGGCGTTTACCGATGCCGGGCGCGTGGCCGACGTGCTGGCCCTGGGTGCCAATGCCAGTAACACCAGTGTGAACGGCTTGGCGCAAGCCCTGAGCTACGCCGCGCCACTGGCCAACACGCTGGGCCTGTCGCTGGAAACCACGGTGGCCATCATTGGCAAGTTTGCCGATGCAGGCATTGATGCCAGCCGGGCGGGCACGGCGCTTAACGCCATCATGGCGCAGTTTGCCGACCCGGCCAGCAAGTTCCGCGCAGAGCTGTCAAACGCTGGCATTACCACCACCAATTTTGAGCAAGCGTTGCGCCAGTTGGCGGCCGCCGGGCCAGCCGGGTCAAAAGCCATCAACGCGGTAGGCACTGAGGCTGGCCCGGCGCTGCGCGCGTTGCTCAATCAAGGCATTGGCGCACTCGATGACCTGAAAGGCAAGCTTGACAACGCCGCTGGCAGCGCCGCCAAGACCGCCGCCGTGATGGAGGGCAACCTCAATGGGGCCATGAAGGGCATGAGCAGCGCCTGGGACACGGTTAAAAACGCACTGACGACACCCGTGCTGCCCGTGCTGACGCAGGGCATGAATGACCTGGCTGCGGCATTCAGGGGCATGGTGAATGGCGGCACGGTAGCCAGGTTTGGTGCGGCCATTACCACCGCCTTTGAGGGCGCCATCAAGTGGGTGAAAGCCTTTGCCGCTGAGGCCGACTTTGGCGCGCTGGCCACGCGCATGCAGGCCTTTGCCACAGACACACAGGCGGCGTTTACCAAGCTGGGTGAGTACGCCACCAATGCGGGCAACATGGTCAAAACCGCTTACGGCGTGATGAGCGCCGGGGTGGACGCTGTGCTGGTGGTGGTGTACGGCCTGGGGGAGGCGTTCTCAGGCGTGGCCAGCAATATACAGAGCGGGCTGGCACTGCTGCTGCAGGGCTTGGCCAAGATCACCTTTGGTGGCGTGTCAGAGTCCTTCAAGCAGGCCGCTGCAGAGGTTAAATTGTCTGCTGAGGCCACATGGGCCGCCAGTGAGGCGTTTGCGGCCAAGGGGCAAAAGGCGTTTGAGGGCATGGCCGCAGGCGCTGAGACAGCGCGCGACGGTTGGGTGGGGTTGGCAAGTGACACCGCTGCGGCCAGTGCGCAAGCCAGCACCAGCGCGCCCGTGTTCAAGGCCATGGCTGATAACTTGACGGGTGTGGGCAATGCCGCTTTAGATGCAGGCAACAAAGCCAAAGACAGCGGCGACAAGCAGCAAGCCGCCGCCCTTGCCGCCAAAGACGAGGTGGCCGCCCTGCGCCTGGAGTACGAGGCCGCCGTGGCCACCGGTAACTGGCATCTGGCGGTTGAAAAATTGCAAGCCCTGTCAGGCGCAGCCAACACCGCAACAGCCAGCATCGCCGATCTTGAAAAGCAGGCCGCAGAAAAAGCCGCCGCCATTGCCGCGTCGTTTGAGCGCATGGGCATCAAGACCAAGGAAAACCTAGCCACCATAGCCATCACTGCAAGGCAAGACTTTGAGCTGGTTAAAGAAAGCGGTCAAGCCACAGCAGAAGGGCTTCAAACCGCCTTCAAAAAATACGCCGAGGCTGCCATTGCCGCCAACGGTGGTGTGGCCACCGAGACCGTCAAGAGCGAAGCCGCCATGCGTGGCCTGCAAGTCCAGACCGACAGCACCGGCAAAAGCATTGTGAATTCCATGGGCAGCGCATCTACTGCCACACAGCAATTTGGCGGGCATGTACGCGCCACCACAGAAGACATCAAGCGGCAAGCTGATGTCTTGAAGATTTTGCAGGCCATGGCAGACCGCTCAGCTGCACCAAGGTCGAATCGAGACAAGATTGATGAAGAAAACCCCTACGGTAAAACGTCTGATGGCTTGACGGCTAATCAGGACGGGGCAGCCAAAGGCACGTTCAACAACACGCTGCCAACTGATCTTGCGTACAGGGTAAAAAATGCAGTTGACACCGGGCAAACGATTAGCTTGACACAGGCAGAGCTAAATACAGCCAAAACACAAGCCAGGAACGCGCTGAACTTTTTGCAGGAAATGAGCAAGTTGTCAGCAGGCGCAGTGTCGGTGCAGGCATTGCAAGATGCACAGGCGCTGGTGAATGCCACCAACACTGGCCGAGTAACCGTCACTGACGCAAAGGCATCAACCACCACCCCCGCCAAAACCTACACCGTGAACATCAACATGGGCGGCACCCGCACCGCCATCAACACCAGCAGCGACGCGGATGCGCAAGCCCTGATCGCCGCCCTCAAACGCGCCCAACAAACCGCAGCTTAAAGCCATGGCCATCACCCTGACCCACACCGCAAGCGCCACCACAGTGACGCTGCCCGATGCCCTGAACTGGGCCGATGAATACACCTGGAGCCCGGTGCAGCAAGCCAAAACCTACACCACCACCGGCGCGCTGCTGATTGAAGAAGGCGTTAAGCAGGCAGGCAGGCCGATCACCCTGGAGGGCAGTGCAGACACCAGCTGGTGCACCCGCGCCCTGGTTGACCAACTGCACGCCTGGGCGCACACCGCAGGCATCACGCTCACCCTGACGCTGCGCGGCGTGGCCCACAGCGTGACCTTTGACCACGAACGCGGCGCGCTGCAAGGCCTGCCTGTGCTGTTTTTTGAAGATGCTGCCATTGCCAGCGACGACTGGTATGTGCCTACCCTGCGATTTGTCGAACTGTAAAAACCGATTGAAAGGCAATCCCATGGAATTTGTCAACACCCCCGGCCCCACACGGCCCCTTACACCCCAAGCCGTGGTGCTGCTGGACCCCGCCACAGGCCTGCCCTATGCCGCTGGTGGTGGCGCCGCCATCGACTCCACGGGCGCATCCTTCAATCCTGATGCCTGCAGCCATGCTTACGGCTATGCTGCGGGTTTGCTGGTGACAGATGCCGCCACCAACGGCGCAAACACATGGATAAAAACATACAGCTACACAGCAGGCGTGCTGACTGGTGAATCCAAGTGGGTGAAGCAATGAGCGGGCTTAATTTAGCGCAATTGGCAGCGCATGGTTTTGCCAAGCTCACCGGCGCCCAGCGCGTTGCAGGCGCAAATGCCCCAGTAGCGGTCGATGCAAACGGCTCCATCGTGATGCCCGACGGGACACTGTTGCGTAACGCGATTAACAACAACATCGGCACCCCCGGCTTTGCCGGTTTCGGCCAAGGCATTTGCCCCGCCGTGCCCATGGGTTACACCCCCATGCCTGGCTGCACCGATACCCTGAGCGCCAACTACGGCAGCTACCAGTACAGCGACGGCAGTGTGATGATCTGGATCCCCGCGTTTTACTTTCGCCTGGGCCACGCCAACAACCCGACCTATGGCGTGTACGCGGCCAACAGCGTCGACGTAAAACCCCTGAGTGCCTACCCAGACGAGGCTACGGCAGCGTCTGACAGCTACTACCTGCACCGCGCCTTCATCAACGGCGGCACCAACCAGCCCGGCTTTTTCCGCGACAAATACGACTGCAGCAACAACGCGGGCACCTGCTCCAGCATCGCCAATGCCATGCCCATCGTCAGCGGCCCCAGCACCGGCCAGCTTGGCTTTGCCACCCTGACCGGCGCACCCGCCAATGCCTACTACGGTGCCATTGCCGCCGCCAAAACACGCGGCGCGCTGTTTGTGCCCGAGACCATCTTCATGGCCGACGCCATCACGCGCCTATCAGAGGCCCACGCGCAAGCCAGCACCAGCGCCACCTACTGCGCCTGGTTTGATGCCGCGCGTGTCACCAATTACCCCAAGGGCAACAACAACAATGCCCTGCGCGACGCCAACGACACCAGCGTGATCTTCACCACCGCCGGGGCCAGTGGCGCACCCAACATGGCGCTGGCGGGCAGTGGCGTGCCGTTTGCCAAGACCACCCACAACGGCCAGGCCTGCGGCATTGCTGATGTGGCAGGCAACATCTACAAAATCAACCCAGGCTTGATGTGCATTGCCCTTGGCAAAACCATCACCGGCGCCACCCAGGCCAACCCGGTTGCGCTCACCGTCGCCGCGCATGGCTACACCACAGGTAATGTGGTGCAAATTGATAGCGTGGAAGGCATGACGCAGCTCAACGGCCGGCTGTACACCATCACCGTGACCGATGCCAACACCATCACACTCAATGCCGTGGATGGCACCGCCTTTACCGCCTACACGTCGGGCGGCATCACGACCAAGGGCGTGTTTTATGCGCTCAAGACCAGTGTGGACATCGCTGCTGTCACAGCAGGCACCACCCTGGCCACCGACCACTGGGGCGCCACGGGTGCAGCCGCACAGTTTGATGTAATCACGCCCAACTTTGCCACCACCTACCCCAACAACGCCTACGCCCAGCGCTATGGCAACGCAGCCAACCAGGTGTTTGCCTGGGACACCGCCGCCAACCGGTTGTTGTCAATGCTGGGCCTGCCCGCTGCCAGCGGCATGAGCACGGCAGGCAGCAATGCCATGGGCACGGACTACTACTACCAGTACATTCGCAATGAGCTCTGTGTGATTTCTCGTGGCAATTGGGGCAACGGCAGCGTTGCCGGTGTCCGCTTTCGCAGTCTGAGCAACGCCCGGAACAACGCGAACCACAGCGTTGGGCTGGCCTGCGCCTCGTATTTGACTTGAGGCCCTAAGCGATAGCGCTGGGGCCATCCCCTTAACCACTCACCACCACCATGACCTCTATCTACGCCTACCAAAAAGCCTCAACACCGCACACCACCATTCAAATGGCGCTACCCGACTCGCAAGGGTTTGACGACGCGCTGCACTGCACCGAGCTGTGCACGCTTGACGGC